TAAACATCTGCTAACCGCTTTTCTTTTGTCTGTGCCATATCAGTTCCAATTATGTTTAATGGGGATCACGGTTGCTTTTTTAGGCTCGCGCTTGGAAACCATGCTTGGGAATAGTTCAGTCAAACCCCACACCAACGCATCCAATGGGTCGGGTGAGCCTTCACCCTCATATCCGTGGCTTGTCATTGATGTCATTTGGGTTTCAAGTTCAGAGAAGGCACCTACATGGTGAACACGACCCAGCGCATACAGAGACGAAACCGGCTCTGCTCTAATGTGCTTGCCGCGTGTCGCCCGAACTTCTTTGATGGGGATATTGTTTCTTACTGTGCGGATTGTATGAGCAACCATCTTGCCGCCCTGATTAGTCTCGGCAACAATTGCATCGGCCTGCCACTTGTCGTACATCGCCACGGCTTGCGTTGCCCATTCATGGGGTGTTCCGCCTTGGCTTGCGTCTTCGAGCACGTAGCCCTCTTTGCCGTCCAAAGACAATCCAACAACAACAATGCCGTTTTTATCGTGGTCGCCGTCATCAACTCCGCTGCTTTCAGTGGCAGGATCAACAGCAACAACAATGCGGCCAAGCCCCGGCGCTTCTGTTACACGGCTGGCGTCAATCTGTGCATAGGTCCAAAGCGCGTTTGGAATATCACCAAGTATTTCAGCGTTAAGTTCTTGCCTGCCTAATCGCGTGCCTTCGTATTTAGCGGTGATCTTGTCGAGGAACTTCTTAGCCAGATTAGCTGCATTGTCTTTGGTGCGGCCCTTGGTAACAACAACACTTCCCTCTGAACCCGAAACGATAGCCTTCACAATCTCAATCGGTCTTGGGGTGGTGGTAACAATCTGTTGCGGGTTATCGCCTAGACGCAAACCAAACTGTAATTGATCCCATGTTTCTCTGGCATAGCGCCACTTGGCAATCTCATCTGACCAAGCAAGATCGTATTGAGGCCCGCGAAGCTGGCTAGGCTCTGTCGCATTGAACAATGTAGCAACCGCGCCATTAGGCCACGTAACACGGCGTTTGGATGGTTCGTATAATGGTTTTTCACCTTCAGGGTATAGTGAGAGAATGCCACTTTCACCCTCGACAAGTACGTCCCGCGCATCGGCTGCGGTTTCTGCTACCAGCGCAATTCTCTTTGCTTCACCGTTGGCGACCTTTTCCTTTACCCACTCAGCTCCGGTTCTGGTCTTACCCCAACCACGACCCGCAAGCGCTATCCATATATCCCAATCACCTTCAGGGGCAATCTGGTCTGGTCTGGCAAGAAAGCCTCTCCAATCATATAGAAGGTCGGCGCATTCATCCTCGGAGAATGAGGCTAACACCGCATCACGATCACTAGCGGGCAAAGCCGCAACCTGTTCAGCTACGCTTTGCAATAGCTTCCCCCTCTAGGCGGTCACATTCTTTTTCAACATCAATAACGCTCATTCCGATAGGAAAGTTCACCGTTTCGCCGGTGCTTAATTTAACCCATATTTTACTTTCACGACCTTCAGGCATCACCCTTTCCTCCCGGCTATGCCGTCGAGTAAATGCTTGAGAGTTTCGGAGGGTTTGATTTCGCTCTGTATCGGGCCACCGTTCGGGCCTGAGTGTTCATGCTTCTCTGTGAATAGAGCCAGATACTTGCCGAGCATTTCTAACCCGCGCATTTTGTCTGCGCTCTTTACCTTGGCTACATGTTCGACTTCACCGTCGCCCAAGCTTTTAACCACGACATCAAACCCAGCAATTGATCGGGCCGCATCGTCATCAAGCTCAGAGATTAGCTTTAAACTACCATCTTCATTGAACAGGCTTCGCACATCACCAAATGCAACGCGGGCAATTTCATTGAGTACACGCTCTTGAGATATCTCCAGGCCACTAAGGCGCTTTTCGAGGGAACTTCTTATGTATTCTGCGATGTAAGGTTTGTTTAGGTTCTCATATCCGATAACGGCTGCGGTCTTTTCACTATATCCAGCAGCCACAGCAGCGCGGTATGCATTAAGATCAACCAGATATTCCTCACAAAACAATTGCTGTTTATCTGTGAGCTTTGTGGCCATTACTCAGCGGCCTTGATTTCAACTGACAGACTATCAAAGCTATCACAACCGCCACCGCATGTTGCTGATCGCCTGCACGCTACGTCCACAGCTTCTATTGCAGAAGCTCCGTGCTCCATTGCGCCAATTGCAAAACTTCCGCCTGACCCCCAGGCATAAAAGTTATCCTCTAGTGTCATTGGGAGTGGGTGCTGCTCGAACTCTCTAACTACACCGTTTGAGGCTTCTACTATTCCAGTCCAGCCATCTTCTGATTGAAACTTTGGCCAGTCTTCTTTTTTCTGACCGTCATTATACCACTCAAGTAATACAGGTATATGTCCAGCCATTCCACAAAAAGCTAGAATCGATCCATTATCTGCTTTGAAAATCTTTGTGGTTCGGCCAATCGTGCCGTCGCCGTTTGTCTGTTTGTCAGCCGCAAGGGTTTTGCCGTCCCACGCAATAACAGTCATACTCAAAACTCACTTAACCAAAACTAGGTTAATAATAACAGTTTTCGTAAGTTTTGCAAGCTAATGATGGTTATATGTGGGGAAAGTTACGTTTTTCGGTTATTTACCAACTATGCCACCGTCCGTTGAGGTAAAAGCTCTGGCGCTCCATCCGTCTCTGCCGCCATGTTGAGAAGTTATCTGATACTATCACGATATAGATTAGCGCGGTTATGCCTACGCTGTAGAGAATGAGTGAAGTGTCTAGCATTAAACGTCACCATGATTTAACGCCTCGTTTATGCCCCGCGTAATATTAGCACAAATTCATGTTGTTAAACAATCTTCATTTAATCGCGATAGCTGCCTGTCCCGTCAATCACAGTAATGACTTTGCCACCATCAATGATGTACGTGTTGCCGCCTTGGCGGATACTTTTGCACCCGGCCTTGATTGCATCCGCTATCTCTGGCGTAACCATGTGGCGCTTGCAATCATCAATATTCAAACCAACAACGCGCTCCAGGTATCTGAGTAATGCGTGATCACTTACAGGTGCTTTCTTCATACTCAATACTCCGAACTGTTAAAAACTACCGCCACGCTTTCATTCCTTTGCCTCGTATAGTTTGCCCTCAGGTCCGCATGTCGAAGATAAACCGCGAGCTGAAAAGCACAGCCAATTTAGATGCCTAACAGCGGAACCATCAAACGGGTCAACTTCAGACGATGCGCGGCAATCCTTATACTCCGACGAATGCACACAGTCCTTGCAGTGTCTTCCGTTGTAGGGGTTATTCATCGGCGAAAGGTCAACGTGTGTTGAAAGCAAAACTCCACGACGAGATTGTCGTATCTTTTAAAAGTATCAGCATCATTTGTCTTGATCACCTTCGGCAAAGACTGGATTACCGCTTCCATCAGGCCATCGGTGGTTTTTGAACAAAGCCCCACCACACCAAAAACATCAGAGTGCCAAACGTACCATAGGCCGCTGTTGCAATCGTTAGGCTTGTGCGCAGTGATTTTTACTAAGGCTGGTTTGTCTGTCATCACTCTGTCTCCGTAGGGGTTATGTGGATGGGGTCCATGTAGTCGATTGGAACAAATACGTGATCAGCTACTTCATCTTCAGCATAATCACGGAATTTCCCGTTTATAAAACAGCTACTGCCGCAACGAATGCCAAATCGTGTCTTATACCTATACAACCACGCATCGCCACTAGGCGCATATTCGCTCTTTGGCCATGTCTCAGGGTCTTGTGGGTCGAATGGTGTCCATAGGGAGTTTATGGCGGCTTGAATGGCACCGTCAGCAACTGATCTTGCCATCTCTTTAGCCTTGATCTCACTAAAAACCGTTAGCCACAATGGATAAATTAAATTAGAAACAGCCTCTATTGCTTTATCAGGTAGGGTCATGGGGTTCTTCATGAAAATATACCTGGAATAATACCGCCAAAATACGATCCTGCCGAAGCATTTCTCTGGTTGCTGGCAGATAGGCCAATCTGAGCCTGTAAGGTATTCTCGCAACCCCTCCATTTAGGTTGCGCTGGCCTCATGGCGGCGCAAAGCCTCTGTAAGCCCAAGGCTTGATCTTCAAGTATCTTCTCACCGTCTACTCCAGTTACAATGCGAGCAACCGTAGCTTTTGATGTCCCATCAGCCATAGTGGTTATGCAATCAACATCAACAGCCGAGCCATTAACCTCGTTCCATCCCAGCGTTATGCCCGCAGTAGCCTTAACTCCAATGCAATTGTCACGCTTATCGTAAAAAGTTGTCCAGCGTTTAGGCACGTTACCGCATAAAAATGCCGCTTGTGAATTTTGATAGTACATCACTTCCCCTCATCTGGTGTGGCTATCATGGCTTCAATCATGGCTTTGTTTACTATTAGGCAGTCACTCAAGAAAACTTCGTGGCCAAGACAGTTAAACGCCGCTTCTTCTCCAGCTTCCAACATCACCTCCGTAGGCTCTACTGGTACAATTACATAGCCCGCTTCGGTTAGGGCTGCTGTGTGGGCTTCTATGGCGTACTTAGCCTTTAGTGGCCATACGTTGTATTCTGCGTTGTAATCATCTTCTGACCAATTTGCGTGGTGTTGGAATTGGTCATAAAACAAAGCCCGAGCCACCTTCTCTTCTATGTTAGTCATAAAACACCTCCCAAAAGCCCTGACAAAGTAGCCCCTCCAGCATGGTAAACTGCGTTTGCCGAGGTGGTGCTTTGTGCAAAAGCGCTGTGCTGCTGTTCCGCCAAGGACGGTCGATGCCTCGTGCAATAGCAACAGTTGCATGTCTTGGGATTAGCCAATAGCTGCGACAAATGCGCCATATCATTTTGCCCTGATAAATACAGGCTTCTTTCCTTAATTCTGGCTATTCGACGTTGCGTTTCGTCGTATAGGTCCATGAATGGCATGTTAGACATCACCCTACCCTCTTCCAAATTACGCCCGTCTTTGTGCGCTCGATTAATATTCCGCGCTTCAAAAGCGAAGCCTCAATTTTCTGTGCCATCTTCTCAGTTGTCATCAGTTGAACAACCTGTTCGTTTATTTCCTCAACCGTGGGGCAGCTTTTGTTCATATCTCGCCCCATTTCTTCATGATCGCTTTCATGTGGTCTTTCAGGGCGCGGTATCGCCAGCTATAGGTTTTGCAAGCTTCCACAAGCTGCGCCATCGTTGGCCGTCGCTTACAGTCGCCCATCAGGATACTGAACACACCAGCGTCAACCGCGTAGGCCGGAAACTCAGCAACAGCCCGCATATAATCTCTTGTGATCATGTCTGCAATCGCTGGGCTTTGCTCTTGCTGTGGGAAATGCCCTAGCATGGAAGCCAACCGAAGCGCTTTGCGCCCGCTTTCGTTTTCGTCAAGCAATTGATGCAGCACTATCGGTCCCCACTGTTTGCAATTGGCGGGCAGCTTTTTCGAAGCTTTCAGCAGACTGCACAGCTCCCTGGCTGCCGCCTCCTCGCCTTCCTGCCCCGGATACTCCCTGTCGGCTGTCGCAATAAGATTGGCCACACCACTTTCTAAATCCCGCATCCCAAGATCGCTTGACAGCAGTTTTACCGCTCGCTGCAAGCCAGTGGTTTCTAAACTGGTAGACTTCGTGCTCGATTTGTTCGAGGGTGAAACCTTCCTTGTCCGCGACTGATCGAGCAAGCTCTGGACTTGGCCACCAATCTTCTGTGATCCTGCTTGCACGTTTCCCATCGGCTTTTTCCTTGGTAGGGGGTTTACCTACGTTAGTAGGTATAGGGGTAATACTTTGGTTTTGGTTTTGGTTAGTTGGCTGGCCGTTGGCAGGCCGTTGCGGCGGTTCATCAACAGCCGTTGAAGACGTTTCCTTATCTTTCAATGCTTTAGCTTCTGCGCTTGCAATTCCTGCTTGTTTTTTTTGTTCAACATTTTTTTGAACTTTTTCGTAAATTTCTGTGAGTTTTTTTTGTTTAATGTAGCCGTCAGACTCACTCCAGAAGGCTAAAATAGTGTCTTTAATCTTGCGCCATTTCGCCGGGGTAACACGCCCCATTCTTGCTAATTGAGTGTCATCTTTTTTCAGTCTGCATCCCGGCGAACGCCATGCGCAAACAAGCAATAAAAAATACACCCCATGCTCCTCGGCAGAGAGGTGAGTAGTGTCAGCAATATATGCGTCAGTAAAAACAGGCATGGACGGAAACTTTGCCACTAAGCCGCCCTCTTCTGTTTCTTTGGTGGTACGGGCCGGAAATTGCTCAGAAGCCTCCCCAGCGCGTTATATGTGATGACAGGGTGGTTGTTTGTGGTGTTGATAAGCTTGTTCATTTACCGAACGCCTTTCGATATGCCTCTTCAGGATCGCCAAGCTCTATTGTTCTAGGCTGGTCTTCGTTTCTGGCGATAACCTGAAAGCAATCCCTCACATTGAACTCTATCGACTGTTCTTTCCATGCTGCCACCGTAACAACCAGTTTGGCCAGTTCCCAACCAGCGGGTAATGTGTTGGAAACGCCGCGTATAACGTCATAAGGGTTTTGGCCCTTTTCCCTGCAATGATTGCAGTGGGATTCCGCCATGTTCCAGGCTTGTTCAAAGCTTAATGGCACGCCCTACCCCTTTAATGCTTTGGGGGTGTATTTTTTAATCAGCTTGTTAACAGCCGATATTTTTACATGGCTGTCGTTGCTGTGCTTTGTCTTCAGATTGATGAGATCGTTGCGCATCTCGTTAGCGTCTGCTGCCAAAACAGAGAAATGGACTTCTTTGTCTGGATAGCCGCCAAGTAACTTTATTAACCATGCTTTCATTGAAGTAACTCCATAAACATTTTGAGGGGAACAACAGCGAGAGGCTCTTTTCGTGCCGCCTGGACAACCCCAATGCGGTTCTCGCCAATAATGTCGTACAAAAGGGCTATTTTCTGGCGATATTTGCACTCAACCGAAACGTCGCCGTACAGCACAGACTTGATTACAACGTCATCATGGCCTTTTGCGTGTAAGCCAGTACCGTGAATGCGTTGAGCGTCTAGGTGATGTTCTTTGGCGACGTTAACAACCTTGCGCTCAAGGTCTGCGCCGTTGATGCGGTTGCGTCTGCCCTGCTTTACTTTGTCCTTCACTCTCAACTCCTTATAGGTGTGCCGCAGCGTAAAATATTGAAATGTTCTCGGGTCCAATGGACGGGTTAAAATTTCAAAACTCACAACGAACGACCACGGCACACCTAACTCTGTGTTTCTTTACTCTTGAATGCCGCGACTTCACCAATCCACCACTTCCGAGGCTTCACCTTGATTTTGGCCCCTAGCGACACCAGCGATCTAGGACTGGCTCACGGCACACAACAATAAAGATGCCGGGATTGGGGAACGCCCCCGGCGTAACGCTTTTCAGATCAACCATCCCCGCAGGCTTTCCCTGCTCGTTTTCATAACCCGCCTCCTTTTTTCGAGGTGTCTCTGCTTTTCCGTTTCTGGTACCCCTTATGCCCCGCCACCTTTTCAGGCCGGGGCAATGGATTAGTTGGTAGGTGGCCCCGCGTTACTGAGGCTATTACGTCTAATCTTCTGTCCTTCGTGCTCCCGGAATCGAACCGGAATTAAACCGAACCTCGGCTCAGATGGGGATCGAACCCTCTCCGCTTTCGCGTCACTACGCAAACCCGCTCGGACAGAATGCGCTTCTACTTTCAGCGCCGCGCCTACCAACATCACGGTTTACAGTCCTAAGACCTTCTTCCCGTAATTAGTTAAAGCCATTCTTGATCGATCAGCCATTCTTGATCGATGTGACCGCCGTATCCTTCAATCAATGTCCCTGTACTCATGTTCTTTCCTTTCAAATTAACCCCGGTTTATCAGCCACACGATACCGGGAAACGTGCTTTCAACCACCAACGCAAAGGAGTAAAACTCTGCGCTGTAAGCGGCCTATTCTGCTGCGTGCCTATGCCTGCGAAACACTGGCGTACAAACGTTTTTCGTTTTGTGAATAAAGTTTAGAAATCCTGTCAAAGCTGCATGGGCGCGCCTGATCTTTGGCTCGCTTCTGTATTTTTCCGTATGTGTAAATTGTTCATCCAGGGACACCTCTGCCATGTCACCAAGCGCGGGGTGAACATCGCGCATAACCTCAAGGGGACACTCAACAAAACCATCAAGGCTGTGCATGCCGCCAATACCAACGCCGCCATATATGTGATTGAAAGCGTCAGCAGGAACCAGACCAGACGCAACAAGCGCCCTCGCCTCGCACATTCCTGTTTTAGTGCGCTCACAGTCAGCGGCGCTAATCATCTTGCGCACCTTGGAAATAGAACAACCGAGCACTTCAGCCGCCCTAGCCTCAGACTCCGCGCCACAAAGATACGGGCGCAAGGCATCTGCAACAATCTTGTTATGTTCTGTGTTCTTCAACATTTCATTCTCCCAATCGTTTCGCTATATTTGTTTCATCAGGTGGCCTTCTGCCTCGTTGGCTACCTGTAGGGGCGGTACTCAAAACATGTTGCCCCAGCCCCCAAAGGGCTACTCGGCGGCGATAGGTGTGAAAAAATCTTCAGGCCGCAAATCAACACTGCGCACCCTCGCCTGTTCTAATAGAGGTTGTTGGTGCTGGGCAGGAACAAGTCCGCCAGTTCCACCTTTGTTTTTAGGGTATGTCATGCGGTAAACTCTGGTCACATCTAACCCAAGGATGCCTGCCACTACTGGCACGCCGACCTTGAAGTCACCGTCACCAAATTTGGAAATTATATGTCTTGCTACATTTGTCATGCTTGCAATATTGCCATAATCGCAAGTTTAAGTAAAGCTGTTTATTGCCATTATAACAATTTACATGGTTTGCTAAATTCGCAAAGGTGCGGCCATGAATAGAGATTACATATTAAAGCAATTGGCGGCCACTGGAAGAAAACAAGTCGAACTTGCGCGGTATCTTGATCTAGACCCTTCAGTCGTCAACAAGATACTCAAGGGCAAGCGTTTAATAAAGTCTGAAGAAGCAGACAAAATACGCCTATTTTTTAACGATACTTTGACGCCATCTTTTGACCATAGTACAATAATAGAACTTGTAGAGGAAACACAGGTAAGGGCTCCTTTAATTGGCAACGTGCAGGCCGGTGCATTTATAGAAGCGTTTGAACTCGAAACATCGGAGTGCGTTCCTATATTTGGTGAGCTGACAAAATACCAACACCCTTTTGGACTTCGTGTTCTCGGAGATAGCATGGATAAAGTTTATCCGTCCGGCTCTGTTTTGGTGTGTCAGCAACTATCTGATTATCCCCGCGACTTACAATCAGGAAACCGAGTTGTAATAAAAAGACGCGCTGCGGGTGATTTGTTTGAAGTTACCGTTAAAGAATACTCAACAGACGGCTCAGCGGTAATTCTAACCCCCAAGTCAAACAACCCAAAACACAAACCTCAGAAAATCATCAACGGCGACATTGAACACCACAGCGCCGGTGCGCCTGACCTCGAAATATGGGCCGTAGTCATAGGATCTATGCACTCTGAAGTTTAACCTCAGAAAACACATTTCTTTTTATTTATGCAATTAATTGCGATTTTGGCAATTTAAATGCTTGACTAATTATTGCGATTTTGGCAATATAGTTTTCATCAGCAGCGACGAGCCGTAAGCGCAGACCCGCTGCACCGCAACAAGCCCAACCACATGCGCAGCATGAACACAGGGCGCGGGATAAACCACATCTGTTTCGATAGGTGTTGAGTTGGTGGCCTCACGTAGAGGTGTAAAAGGAAAAATAGGGAGCTGTGGGTTAGTAGGCGAAAGCGTGAAACCCCGGCATTAAGTTGCAAGTCCTACTTTATCGAAATGTGCACAGTCGGTAAAGCGCCACTCAACATCTTTCCGAGCAGATGTGGAAACGGGCCAAAGGGGGCGAACCACCACCCATATGAAACAGGTTCAGCCCCCACGCCTTAACGAGGATGGAGAATAAAATGCCAGATACCGGAGCATATAACCTGCAAGAGGAACGGCCTAACCCTATGTCTGGCGAGATGGCTGAAACCCTACAGCGCGAATACGACGAGTATGTAACCGTGATCAGCGCCTGTAAAGCCATACTCAGCGCGGGCCTCGACAACAGCAATTTCAGCGAGGGCGCAAAAGTCATATTAAAAGGTGCCGTGTCCGACTTATTTGAAGACCTTGACGGTAACGCAATTTACACGCTGCGCCATGAGATAGACGACGCGAAAAGCCTTCAGGGTATGAGGGCAGCCGAATGAACAGCCATCAACAAAGGTTTTCTCACCAGCGCTCAAGCCTTCCGCAACCACATGCGGTTGAGCTTGGGCAACGGTGGAACTTCGCGGAATGGTGGACCCCGTTCATGAAATGGCTCGGTAAGGCCAGCTTGTACATCGCGTTTGGCGGTTTAGCGGGGCTGATTATTGCCCTTAGTGGCCTCTACTGCCAGTTTGCAGGGAGCGTGTGCTGATGGGTGACATGGGCGATTATTGGCGCGAGCATAAAGAATACAAGCGCGAACTTAGAACTTTTTGGCATGAGTGTCCTGACTGTAAAGTTGCGTTTGGAACGGCTTCTTTAGTTGCTCCGGGTAGACGATGCAAGCACCACAAGTGGTTAGCCCCTGGAAACGCAGGAGACGACAAAGCAGCGCTGAAAGAACTTTGGCGCAAAGCAAGGGGTGAATGATGAACGAAGTCACCCCCATATCGAAAGACTACAGCCACAAGCGCGTCAAAGATGGTGTTGTTCGCAATGAGAAGTGGCTTGATCGAATTAGGTCTGGTGAGTTTTTGTGCGCCATTACAGGCCAGTCGGGAACGCATGACGACCCTATAGTTCCTATGCACATAGGTGTGTTGGGAACGGCAATAAAGGCACCTGATAACGAGGTGTTGCCAGTTTTAAACAGCTTGCACCTAACATCACATAGCCAACGCGGGCAAATGAGCGCCCCTGAGTTCTGGCGTGGTGTTCTAGCCAAAGACGACCGGCTGTTAATCGACATGGTGAAAGCATATGCGCGTGAATTTTATGCGGGGGAAAACCAATGACCGAGATTGATCTTGAAGATGTACCCAATGACGTATCCGCAATTGTAAACAATGTTGATCATTTGTGTGACGTCGCCAAATCAGGCGGAATACAGAAGATAGCAGAGCATTGTTTCGAGATTTCCCAAGCCGCAGACAAGCTAAATGAACTCGCAATTAAGTTGATCGACATTCAACAAAACTATCGGAACGCCTCATGAGAACATCAGAAAACATCGGTGAAATAACCGCCGCTCTAGTGGCTGCAAGGCCAAGCTTCGGAACTATAATCAAGTCTTGCGAGGTCGACACCAAAAAGTACAAATATAAATACGCGCCCTTCCCTGAGATTATTGATAAAACCGAGCAGGCGCTGCACTACAACGACCTTTATGTTGTTCAAAGCCACCACGACAAGTCAATGGTTAGTAGGCTTTTCCATGCGTCCGGTCAGTGGATTGAAGTATACACCAATGTTGAACACCAAGGGGTAAATCCTCAAGGGTACGGCGCAGCGCTCACATACGCCCGCAGATACGGCTATATGCAGCTTTTGGGTATATGCCCCGAAGATGACAACGAACAGCGCCTAGAGAGCGATAGCACAGCCACTGTGACTGTAAGTAATCGTTATCCACCGAAGAATAGCCGCGATCCGAATTGGCAAGGCCCGATGAATAAGGGCGAGCTGTCAAAGGCCGCTAAAGAAATTACCGCGCAGATTGAAGATGCAAAATGTGTTGCCGATCTGGATGCTGTGAAGGATAGCCCTGAGTTCAAGGCTTTTGTTGATCAAGCCTCACATGATTGCCCCGGCTTTTTGGATGGTGAAAGGAGGTTTGACGAGTTCACCCCAGGTTTACGGTCAGAATTTTCACAGCGAAGGAAAGAGCTGAAACAAGCTGCTGAATTTGAGGCCAAAAAATGAGCAACGCCCCTTTATCAGAGCAAATTCATATTGCATGGGATGACTGGAGCGACAAAAAGGCTGCCGCTGACTTTCGTACCGAAATGAAAACCGCTTTCTTGGCTCAAAAGATCAAAGAGCGGGGTGACCTTGCTTACAACAGGGCCGAGAGAGACGTTAAGGCGTCCCCTGAGTGGCGAAACTACATTCAAGAGATGGTCGATACCACAGCGGCTGCTAACAGGGCTAGAGGCCGTCTTGAGTATTTAAAAGCAAAACAAATGGAATGGCAAAACGCCGAAGCAAACCATAGAGCAGCAGCGAGGACATAATGAGCGCGCCAAACTCACATTTACGTTTTATGTCAAAAGTTGATTTTAAGAACTTCAATGAAGACGAGTGCTGGCCTTGGTTGGGCGGCGGAAAGGGTAACGGATATGGCTCTTTCAATCTTGATGGAAAAACAACGGGGGCACATCGAGCCTCTTTCATCTTGTTTCGCGGATATGCGCCTGATGGGCTGGACGTTTGCCATACTTGCGATAACCGCTGGTGCGTAAACCCACATCATCTTTTCTTGGGAACCAGATCAGAAAATATGCAGGACTGCCGCAAAAAGGGTCGCGCTGATGGAGGTTGCAGGAAGCACCTCAAAGAGCATGAAATTCAAGAGGTCAGACGTCGATTATTGGCTGGGTCTGCGCCAAGCGAAATATCAAAAACAATGGACTTAAATTACGGAACTGTAACAGCAATAAAGTCAGGAAGATCATATGTCAGGTAGCGTGAACAAGGCCATAATTGTTGGTAATTTGACTCGTGACCCAGAAGTCAAAACCATGCAAAACGGCGGATCGGTAGTCAATATTACTGTAGCCACTTCTGAGAATTGGAGAGACCGACAGAGCGGCGAGCGCAAAAGTAAGTCCGAATATCACCGCGTAGTTATCTTCAACGAAAACCTTGCCAAGGTTGCGCAGAATTATCTGAAAAAAGGCTCCAAAGTCTACGTTGAGGGTCAGCTACAAACCCGCAAATGGACCAATCAATCCGGCGCAGATAAATACTCAACGGAGATTTGTCTTCAGAAGTTTAGAGGCGAGTTAAAACTTTTGGACAGTTCTCAACCACAAAGAGAACATCAGGCGACCCAAGCTCAGGATTATTCAGATGAAATTCCATTCTGAAGAATGGCGCGCGGCCCCAGGGTTTGATTGTTATGAGGTTAGCAACCTAGGGCGCGTTCGTCGATCAAAGCCGGGCGGTAACAACTTCTGTAAAGTTGGTAGAATATTGCGTTTGGCTGTTGAGAAAAACGGATATGTGCGCATTGGACTGCATGGCTCTGGTGGGGTTAAGCGTATGTCTGTACATCGTCTGGTTGCTGAAGCGTTTATTGGGAGCGCCCCGTCACCATTTCATGAAGTAGCACACATTGACGGCAACAGGCACTTTAACGCTGCATCAAATTTGCGCTGGGCTACACGAAAAGAAAATCACGCGGACAAGCTAAAACACGGCACCGCGCAACGCGGCGGCAGAAACCCAAATAGTAAATTAACCCGCTCTAAAGCCATCGCCATAAAACGCTCAGGAAAGAAGCTTGCAGATATAGCCTCAGAGTATGGGCTTTCAGTTGGGACGGTGGTGAATATTCGAAAAGGGCATACCTGGAGTCATTTACCATGAAACGCATACTAATCATTTCACTGATACTTGTTGTAGCTGGCCTGAGTTTCTTGGGTGGTCGCAAGAGTACCGAGCCTGAATATATTGACCCGCTTTCGCACGAAGTTCCCTCACGAAGCGAGCTAAACAAAAACATTCGCAAGAAAATAGCCGCACAGTGCGAGCAAGGATATTTGGCGGGCGGTGAAAACTTTGATTCTGAATATTATGGACAGCCTGATTATTGGCAGGATTGTCGGGTCAACGGCATTGGCGACTGTGAAGATTGGGCTATAGCTGCGGTCAACCTGTTTAATGAAACATACCCTCGCCTTGCGGGAAGGGCTGCGGTTTATGTTGGATACACCCGCGATCCTCAATCATACGAGTGGGTATACCACGCGATTGCGATTGTTAATATCGGCCCCGGCTATGTAATCGACAACCTTGAGAGTGCTGTTTACACGATGGAAGACAAAAAAAACTCTTACAAAGAGCTAACAGAGGCCAAGCAGGTTGGCACTTCTTTTCTAAAGCTGGCATCATCATGAGCCGGTCATCTGTTGAACGCGGTGAAAAGATAACCCGCATTGTAAAAGCCTGCGGTCCGATCTGGATTTCAGAGTTATCGAGAATGTGCCGGTGCACGAAAAAACAGGTCTTCGATTTGGTTGACCAATTGCCCCATGTTCATATCCCGAACGCAGGAAAATGGACCTTCAATCCTGACGGCTCAATGGGTTTTAATTTTCAATTGGAATGGAGCGAAACGCCGGTTTTCCCCGACGAAGAAATTGTTGGCGCGCTCCCCATCACGACATTCAAAGGGCCGACGATAGGCCAGTTAATCGGAGGGTCAGAATAATGGCGTCCCTGTTTGTCACGAAAGGTAATTTGTAATGCGTATTGCCGTTCTCTTTGATGGCGCGGGTTTCGCCCGTTGGGGTTTGGAGCAAGCCGGGCATATTTGCCACGGTGTCGAGCTTAACCCTGTCGCACATTATCTAGGTCAGTTTCTCGGATATGGGCCATGCCTTTTGGATGATGTGCGCTCAGAGAAAGCGGCGAAAATCATCAATTGGGCTGATGCCGTTTGGGCGTCTCCACCATGCCAGAAAAGAAGTTCGGCGCGCACTCAAGGTCCAGCGCAAGGTGAATTTGCAGAAGACCTTTTAGAATGGTCATTAGACCTCATGGGGCGCTATCCGCATTTGCAGGCGCTGTGGGTTGAAAACATCAAACTACAGGGTAACAAGGGCAATGATTGGGGTACTGCCTGGAATGCCGCACAATGGAAAGAAGCCCGTCACAACAGGCAACGCATTGTGGGTGGTACATACCCGGCACCTGAAACAGATTTCCCTTTCAAGCCTCACTACCGCGAACGGAACTTACCGCCCTGCATAACAGGCTCTGAATACAAAGGGTGCGCGACCGATACGCGGCGCGCCAGCCGCCACTTTGGCCGGAAACTCACAATACGTGAATGCGCCCGCGCAATGGGCTTAGATCAAGTTCCTTATCAGTGGACCTTTGCCCCCGATTGGTTCGACGGGACGAAAAGCGATTGGGACAAACAGGTTTACACCGCTATCGGAAACGGCGTTCCAACATGGATGGCCAAGAGATTTGGCGAAGCAGCAAAAAACCAGTCTGTAGCCTGTTATTCCAAGGGCAAAAACCAGTCTGCAGCCTGTTTTTCACAGGAGGCGTTCGATGTCTAATCAATCGCGGTGCAATGAAATACGGCAAGCTTTTGGATTTACCGAAGCCTGCCAAACAACCCCGGAGTTCTGACAATGGTTGAACAATACCTACTGAAAAAGCGCGGCGTGTATTATCGCCCGAACTCGCAGGGGTACACCGTTCATATTCGTGACGCGGGTTTGTACAGCGAGAAAGAGGCAGAAGAAATTTGCCAGAACTGTGCTGTTTGCCCGATCCCGATTTCAACGGTTCGGGACCATTTCGTCAAAGAGATTGAACAACTTGAAAAAAGCAAACAAGTGATGATTGGCAGGCTTGCCGATCTGGATGCTTTGAAAAGTGACAAACAACGCCGGCTAAAAGGAGACACCGATGCATAAGCCAGCGACCAAAGTTAGCTTGGGGGTGGTGGACTGCTTCACCACTTGCGACGACGCGGCTTCTTATGAAGAGGTCAAGTCTGCTGCATTAAAGGCCGGTAGGTTCTCTGTTTTTGACGCCACAGAGACAGAGCAAACAGCTATTTGGTTTGGGCAGCTTTGCGGAGACCCTGACATCGTACTCGTAGACATGAGTTATCCGTGGACAGGAGTCCGGCTCAAGCAAAAACCTGAAATGTTCACAGGTGACAAACAACCCCCACAAGGTAATCAGACATGAATAAGGTCGGAAAACTACTGGTTTTGTATCGAACCATGAACGACTTAAACCAACGCGATCTTGCAAAAGAAATTGGCGTTTTGCCTTCAACAATGTGCCGCCTCGAAAATGGTAAAGCCGCTGATCAATATACAATGGTCAAGATAATTAACTGGATGTTTTCAGGAAGTGACAAAAGACGCCCATCTAATCAGGAGCAGAAATAATGGCTATGATAGCCTTCTTCTTGTATCTGATCGGTGCGATCTTGGTATTAATATGGACCGCATCCAAAACAGCAAACACCGCTCCATTTTTGATAATTGGCGCACTCTATTTCGGTGGTGGATATTGGCTGCTTTATTCTTACATGCACCCCGAACCACCCTGTAAACAGCACAGATATTCAAGTTCTGGTTTTTTTAATGACGAAGCTAGATACCAAAGCTGCTTGCAGAAACTATGGCAAGAGGTAGATGCCAAACAACGCCCAAAGGATAACGCCGATGCGTAAGCCCCTCTTTATACCGCTCAAAACGCAATACTATGAAGCTTTCGCCGACGGATCAAAGCTTTCGGAAATCAGGCTACATGGCCCTCGATGGAATGCAGACACTTGCACGCCCGGTCGCCGTGTCACGCTATCAAAAGGCTATGGCAAGAAAGATCGATTGTCTGGTTCAATTCACGCATTTCATAAAATGAAAGGCCATCAATTTCCGCGTGAGCAGCAGATCGATATTCAGGCGGTTTATGGAACCCTTGAAGAAGATATGGCGGAAATCTGCATCTATGACGCAGCACCGTCCAACAAACGCCCATCAACGGACGGAGGCGACAATGGCAGTTGATAGAACTGAGTTCGAGGCATTCAAGTCTGACATAGAAAGCAGATGGCCCGGCTTAACCGTCAGCCTTTCTGACGATGCTGAAAAGTGGAAGCAGGAAGGCAGGCAAGAGTTACTTGATGAACTGGGTATCGAAGAACCTGCCAAACAACGCCCGCTTAATTCTGGAGATGAAAATGACCGATAAAACCATACGGGAACTGCAATCAAGCCTGCCTTGGACCGCGCATTATCACCGTGATTTTCGCGCCAACCCGCAGACACATAAAGACTTTGATCATGGTCTTTTGCATATCGTCAAGGCTTGCGGCGGGCTGGCTACGGTAATCGATAAAGCCGAACATGGCGGCCATGAATTTGAGCATGAGGCAGTGCAAAAGTACGTCGCGGACATGGTGATATGCGCCCTACGAATGGCGAATACATGCCCGAATGGCATCATTGATCTACAGCGAGCGGTTGAAGACCGCATTACAGGAAAAAACGCTTCTCTTGCCGACGAAGTAGCAGACTTGCGGGCCGCTGAGAAAGCACCATGAGAAACAGCGCCAAACAACGCCCAACGCCTGTCACGGAGGAAAAGTGATGTCCGAGAACGGAGAAAGCAACGTCGTTCCACTGCTGTTTGACGGTCAGTTGACCAATGAGCAGCACGAACACTGGTTGGACTATCTGGAAAAACATGGGGTGCCAATCAACATTGAAGATGACGAATGGGAGCAAACCCGCGTTGTGCTTGAAGAGCAGGTCAGGGTGTCCGTTACAGCATTACAGAAGCACTCAGGCGCTTCCAAAATAACCCTGCCCCTTGCAGACGGCCAGAGTGTCATTATAGGCCGCCTTGATGGAGACAGCCGATGAGTGAGCTAATTCTTTCTGATGATGAACGCGATCTGTCTTGGGCAGAAGCGCCTGACAAGCTAGTGGCTGATATTACGCGACACCTTCTTGTGACAGCGGAACAGATCAATCAACGTGACGCCAATGTTAAGACTTTGCTTGCTGGTGCCGCCATCATTTCGCTGCTTCGGCTGGTGAATGATTGCAACGCAGGGAGCGCCGAATATCGACTTGATCAGGTTAGTGACGCGGCTGGAGAATTTGGTGATTTTGTTATCACGGTAGAACGGACCAACAAACCCCGCCAAGGTGATCAGCTATGAAAGCAGCGGCGATAGAGATTAAGCACTGTTATCGGATTGCGATCATTCGTGTGCGAGGTCAGTTTTCAATCTTGCGAGTTCATCTAGGAATAGCGGCTCTTAAGGCTGGTTTCACGCTTTTGCCAAAGGGTGCGGTGCGTAGTCGGATGACCGCCGCATTAGAAAACGAATTTTATGACAAACAACCCCGGTCAAAGGACTTGGTGAAATGAGCGTACCCAAATTAAATTCTTTGCCGACACCGCTTTTTAGCTGTCGCGATGCAACTTGCGCTACCGAGTCTTCTTACCCTGAAGATGAGTTCCGCATCCATAACGGCCAGCTCGTCTGCGATGCCTGTTACATGTACGAGCAAGGGGAAAATGAACCCGACTGGGTTGACTTGCCGAAATTCAATTACCTTGAGCAGCTTCAGGGTGCCATTAAAGGCCCGCTTAATTCTGGAGACGAAAAATGAAACACGTAATGATCGATCTGGAAACGCTAGGCACTTCACCACAAGCGCCCATTCTCTCAATCGGGGCAGTATTTTTTGATCCTGAAACAGGGGAAACAGGTCGCACCCTGCATGACAAACTTGATTTTGAAAGTGCTTGTGAGGGTCGCGCCATAGACCCTGCCACTGTGAAGTGGTGGCTCACCCAAAGCGAGGATGCCCGCCAAGCGTTACTCGAAGATTTCGGTACGAGCCAAATATCAGCTTTGGAGCTGCTCACCGAATTCTTATCAGTGGGTGCGGTTGTTTGGGGTAACGGCGCTGTATTTGACATCTCGATGTTGGAAGACCTTTATCGCCAACACGAAATGCGTATCCCTTGGACCTTCTGGAATGTACGCGATGTTCGCACCATTGTCGATTGTGCAGAAGGCATCATTAGCAAAGAAGATTTTGAGTTTGAAGGCGTGAAACATGATGCCCTAGCTGATGCCATCCACCAGGCCAAATATGTGTCAGCGATGTGGCAAGCCTTGAGAGGTGACAAAAAGGGCCGGTCAAAGGACACAGACAATGGATCATGACTTCTGGCAATGGGTAGTGATTGGAGCAACCTTAATGTGGGTTGCTGGCCTTTGGATATGGAAATTGGACACGTTTAAATAAAGGGTATTGAGTGACGGCACCGGCCAAATTTAAAGAGGTTGACGTGAAGCGCGCTGTTAAAGGCGTTCAAGCTGCCGGTGTTGCAGTGCAACGTGTCTCTATTGATCCAAGCGGCAAGATAGATATAGTGTGTGGATCGCCTGTTAATGCCAGCAAGGATTCTCAAGAGTGGGACACCGTACTTGAAACTTAAACGGAATGGATTGCCAGAACGTGTTAGCGCCTTCCCTGATCGCCACGGAAAGCGGCGGTATCGGTATAGAAAAGGCGCGTTTAGTTACTACTTCCAAAGCTCCTTTGGCACGCCAGAGTTTCAGCAAGAATATGATTATTGTGTATCAGGTCAGCGACCAGAGATAGGTGAGGCTAAAGTTATACCAGGCAGTATGAAAGCCCTTGTTTCGCTTTACTATCGGTCGCCATATTTCCTCGATTTGGCCGACACCACCAAAAACACATACCGTATTATCATTGAAAAATTTCTTGCCGAACATGGCGACAAGCCAGCGAAGGGAATAGAGCGTAAGCATATTCAGGCAATCATGGCTAAAATGTCAGATAGACCGCAGGCGGCTAATAATTTGTTTAAGAAACTCCGTATATTAATGAGGTTCGCAGCAGAGATTGGCATGAGGGAAGACAACCCCTGCGACCATGTGCGAATGTATAGAAAGAAAACCGCAGGACACCACACTTGGACCGAGGGAGAAATAGCGACCTATGAGGCAAAGCATCCTACCGGCACCAAAGCCCGGTTAACCTTTGACTTACTGCTGTACACGGCACAGAGGCGGTGTGATGTAGTGAAAATGGGTAGGCAGCACCTTAAAGGCTCGATGATTCGTGTGCGCCAGCAAAAGACTGGCACTTATCTATGGATACCGTTGCACCAAGCATTACTTGCATCACTGCCAAAAGATAACATGACATTCATAGTTACTGAGCATGGTACGCCGTTCTCTGCAAAAGGCTTTGGAAACCGATTTCGCAAGTGGTGCGATGAGGCCGGATTGAAACATTGCAGCGCTCACGGTTTGAGAAAAGCGGCAGCTAGAAGGCTTGCAGAGGCAGGGTGCACACCGCATGAAATAGCATCCATCACCGGGCATAAATCATTGAGTGAAATTGAGCACTATACAAGGGATGTAAACCAGGCCCAAATAGCTGGAATTGCAGAAGGTAAATTGTCTAACCTTCGAGCCGGGTTAGACAAAAAGACAAAATAATCACTATATTACAATAGCTTATTTTTTAAATGGCGATCCCGGGAGGACTATCACAAACACTGTGTTTCAATGGCTTAGGTTGTCTAACCACCCCGAAAGGCACCGTTGAAACCGTTGAGCTATTTGGAATTTGTCTAACCTTTAAAACAGTGTATTATTGTGAAATGACAATTCAAACAATTGAAATGCTCGCCTATTTAGGGATGGCTCTACTGTGTATGGCGGCGGCTATTGGGGCTTACTATACAGATATGCCCGTTTTACCTTGGGTGTTAACCTTGCTCTCCGGTGTTTTTATCGGATTGATCATAGATAGAAAGAAATCTCATGAAAATAGTGACGGATGAACGCGAGGAATTTTATGACACCAGGGTAGCCCCATTGTTAATAGAGGCGCGCAGGGATTGCTTCGATAACGGCATGGGAATGCTTGCTGTGACTGAGGCCAGAAATGATGGGGTTACTGCACACACTCTTAGCGTTCCTGAAGGCTGTGGAGACACCATAAAGCTTTTAATGCATCTGTCAGAGTGCATTGAAGACGGTGAGATTAAAATGGATAAAGCGTTCATGGCCCTAATACGGCACGCCCAAAAGCATGGACATTCTTCAATCATCATGCAGCATTTGGAGCACACGCTTGACCCGAGAATTTTAAACGCTGGCAAAGTTGAAAATATACGTTCAGCGCACGAAGGTGAATTTCAGAAAACAGTGGACAGTTATTAAACTTTTCTCACCACCCAGCTTGTGCCGAAAGGTAACGGCTCGGGCTTTTCCGTTTTGTCCGCAAAAAATTCATCGATAGCTTTTTTCGCGCCCGGCCAATCAACAGTGTGCTCGTATTCATCAAACAAGATAATGCCGCCAGAGAGAACACGATCATACATACTGTCAAGGCAAGAGCGATAGCTTTGATACAGGTCGCAATCCATAAAAACAAAAGAGAATTTTAAATCTTCGGGTAGTTTTGGAATTGTGTCGTTGAAAAGCCCCTTGTGCAAGGTGGCACGATTGACCATGCCTAACTTGTTCACCCTCTTTTGATGATATGCAATCGGGTATTCTTTATAACGCCCCACGACAGACACGCCTCGGCGGTGATCTGGTATCCCTTCTAGGTCTTCTTTATCAATAAAAGGAAAGCCTTCGAACGTATCAAAGCCGTGATAATCTCTAGTGTCTGTCGACTCATTTAAGTAGGAAAGAATATATATCTGAGAATAACCGCTTCCAATGCCGCACTCTGCAATATCACCACCAAGATGGCTTGTTTCTTCCATACAATACAAGCAGCGCATTACCCGCAAATCAGAAGCATTGAATGTGGGAACGGTATATTTTTTTAGGAATGCTGTAAGCGGCCAAAGAACAGTCTGTTTTCTGAGGTAGGTGCGGATAGGTCCGGTTGCCCAATTCAAATTGCGTCCGATAATTTCCATAAATTCTCTGCCTATTGATTAGGTTCGCGGCAGAAGTATCACAAAATATTTAGGTCAACAATATTTCTTTGCCAAGTCGTAATGGGATTTTCTATTTTGGCTCTGACTGTGTAATCTTCTCAATAAGACCATGAAAACCATCAATCTGATCACCCTGCCTTAACGCATATGCATCAACTGCTTCAAGCCATGATAGTTCGGTCAGCGCGCCTTGTGGTGTTCTGCCTGTTAGCGACCAGTCGCAAAAGTCTCTTTGTCCGTCGTCACAGAGTTCTGACCAGACTTCGGCTGTTTCTGCCGTAACGGTGATGGTAAAGGCGATGTCGGAGAGATAGGCTTCGTCGGGAGCATTATTACAGGTGGCGCGGTCGTCACGATTGGTGCCGGCTTGAATGCGGCACATGACGCGAGCAAGACGGACGTGGTAGTCATCACCAAAACCCATCGGATCGAGTTTAGCCATTTTGTCAGCGGTGAGGCGTAGCTGGTTGATTTCTGATATTTTTTTGCCAAGTTGCCTTGCATGGGTTGCCTCCTTTTCTGCCAGAGCGGCATTAAATGCCTTAGACATTTCGGCAGTGTCATTTAGATAATCAATTGTCTTTGCGTTAACCTGGGCCGCTATGTTTGCCTCAGTTGCGCGCTGTATCCATTGCGTCCGGCTCCAATCCAGATAGCCAAAAACAATGGCAACAGCTAGACCTAGAGCAATCCAAGGCATTAGCTTTCCTCGTCACAGACTTCAATCCAGCAATCTCCCACCTCAACCGCTGGTGAAATTTCATCATATAGCCGTGAATAAGCGCCACGAGAGCCCGTTAAGCTGTCTTTGGTACCGGCAGAGCCGACAAGAATGCAACCAGCCGTGTGTAGGTGATTATTGCCGGTGTGAATTAGAACATGTGTATAGTTTGGTACGTTTTCCAATTCCAAGCCGAAACGATGATTCCAACGCTTTTTGTAGGCTTCAAAAAACTTACCGTAAAAACGAGGGATGACTTTATATTTTCCAGCAGGGATGCGGGTATCACCGGGGATTTTAATATCCCTGTATGTATCTTCTAAAGTGTTGCAGAACCGCGAGCCGTTAACTTCCAAACGGCCCATTGTTTCCTGCCCGCTATCAGTCAATCTCTGAAGTTTCATTTGAAAACCTTTCATGTTCGGATTCTCGCTTATTGGCAATGTAGGCATGGCCTGTCAGAAGAAGCCCCTGTATAGGGAGACCCGCAACAATAATTGGCACGCTATCACTTCTCAGTAGCCACAAGGACAGCAGCATGATCACAGTGACGGAAACAGCCCCGAACCACGCCATTTTCCTGCTGTTTGTTGCGTTAGGCTTCATTGTCTCCGAACACCTTCGCCCTTAACTTTGGGAACCTGCGGCATAAAATTGCCCATATTCCGGTGGTTAGAATGATGGTTACTATTACCTCAATCATGGTAAAACTCCTTACTTGATGAGAGAAACTTCGGGGTGTGTCAGAAGGAAAACTACAGCACTCAAAAGCAGCGCAAGCACAGCGCCGCCGCCGTATGTTGAAATCTTTAAAAGAAGTTTTAAGGTTTTATGAACTTCGTCCATTCCCTTTTCCAGATTTTTTGTGCGTTCTTCACACAGCTTGTCGTGGCCCTCCATCCAAGCCTTAATTCCGGCAATGGCTAGCGCGTTCTCTTGGCTCATTTGCAACGCCTTACTGCTGTCTGTCATATGTGCCTCGTTTTTTAAATAGCTCAAATTGAGCGCTTTATTTGACGCGGCACGCTGAATCCGGTTATCGGTGGGTCAGCCATGCCACTATGTACGTAGTGGTCTTGGTCAGGCTCCGCTGGTATGCCTAGTACTGGCGGGGCCGTTTCGTTATTTTAGTGCGGCTCTTCTTTTTGGGTAAACCTCTACTGGTACTTCATCAGGGACGGCAGCAACGCTTGATAGGGCGCGCTTTTTACAGCTATTGGCCTTTCCATCCCATGCGCTTTGTAGCCATTCTTCAGGTGTAAAGCCGTCACGCAAGCCTTTGCCAATACAGTCATGTTGCTCTTGGGTTACATCTATTTCTAGTTTCATATTCTTATCCTACGTAAGTGATTGAAAGGAACGTACCGCTCGCCACAAAGCCAGCCGTGACACCACCAAGTCCGCCGATCTCACAAGTGATGGTTGATGTATCGTTGGCGTCCATATAAACAGCCAAGCCGCCAGACTGTGTAAGAGTGCCGCTCACCTCGTCTTTTCCAAAATAAAGATCGAAAGTGTCGTTAGATGTTACCAGCCGAATTTGCTCATATGTTAACCCGGCAGCGTTGTTAGCGGTCGTAGCATGATCATAGCGATAAGTGCCGCTTTTTTGCGCTGTAAAAACAAATGTACTTGTGTTGAACTCGCCCTGTGTATCGGTAACTTCAGTGCCGTATTCCATCGTAAAGACCGTGCCGTCACCAGTTTTGTTGGCTAAGTTAGCAGTTGGATGCACTAATACAGCGGATCGTTCAGGACTTGTATAGTTGCCAGAATGCTCTGCAACAAACATTCTATCATTGCCGGAGAACCTTTTTGTTACACTATTATCGGTAATATTTGAACTATTGAACGGAACAATATCATAATCTGGATCAACACTATTTGCGGTCGCAACAAGGTTCTTTTTACCGGATTCTAAGGCTCCGTGCGCATTCCCCTGGACAAATACCGCGCGGCAAACATCCATAGAAATCTGATCGCCGCCAACATCAAATTCGTTAGAACCATCAATGGTAATGTGTGATATTAGACTCGCGGACACTGTAGCCCCGGCACCTATGCGCACCGCCTGACAATTTGTAGCGCCGGTCGCAGATTCGAAAAAGTTGGCTGTAAGGTCCATTGCCCTACAATTAGCTGAAGCGCTAGGCGCTAACCCCGGAGCAAAATCAATACCAATCGCGTTGGTAGCCAGTCCAGAAAAATCACACCGGTCTATAACCCAACCTGCACCAGAATTAACAACAACGCCTTTAGTCCCCGCATCCGCCAGCCCTACACCGTACATGCTAACCGCGTTCACAGTCCCGAATGTATCGCCAATATCTGTATTAATGTTGATGCTGTTTTGCCTAATCGCCCCGCCAATAATTGTAATGTCGAATGTGTCGTTTAATCGCAGTCCGTTCCCGGCAGAAAAACCCTCGCTTACCATGTGAAACAACATGATATTGTTGAAGCCGTCCTTTATAAGAATGCCGTCTGTGCCAGAAGATGTGCCAGCAATGCGGAAATTAGAAAGGAATAAACCGTTCTGCGATGTGTCAAACGTCATCGCCACACCGGAACCAGTGTAACTAATTACAGTGCCGCCGTTGCCCTCAATGCCATCGCCGATAATGGAAATAGGTGTTGAACGGGTTAAGCCTGTTGCGACTGCGTATGTGCCAACGGGAAGATACAGCTTGCCACCAGCCGGGGTAGCGTCTATCGCGGCCTGTAGCGCAGCGCTGTCATCCCCGCCTGTAGGAGCACCAAAATCTTTTGCGGACGTGTAATCTTCTAAGCGACTTTGCAGTGTGCGAGATACCGCTCCGGTCTTAGAGTTGGTGTAGTTAATAATGCTTGGGGACACCCGTTGATTATCGCTAGGGCTTTCATAAACCATCACCTGATTTTTATTTCGAACCTCAATTGAATAATCACTAGCAGCGTAAATGGTGGCGGCAGCACCGTTGTTGCTAGGAACCCCAGCCACAGTACGAATAGGCTGCGTAATGGGAATTGTTAATGCAGCATCCCAATATATACTTATCGGGTTGGCTACAGGGTCAAGATTAACCGTACCTATATAAATATATCCCGCTTCAAGCGCCTTTCCTTTTTCATCAAAGAAAAACTCAAATGGAGGCTCTATTGATCTAGTTCCCATTGTCTTCGTCCTCTGTTTGAGCGATGGCTATAATTCTTTTAAGGATTGCCGCGCCTTCTGGTTCCGTTAGCGAGGAATCTGCTAATTTTATGAGTAAGTTCCTGACTGGTGCGGATTCGTACAGTCTCGCCATTCCCCCTATGGTTCCAAGGCTTGCAACCGCCGCACCCCCTGAACCAAACACATCAGCAAGAACAGCCGTTCCAAGCACTGGCACAGCCTGCACGCCAGTAGGGGGCGAAACAGCAGCCCTTGATGCCTGCCGCGTCATGTCGATGGCCTTGGTGAGCCCTTTGACTGTCTTGAGATCATCACCACTAAAGAATACACCGACTTGATCAGCGCGTTTCTTCAACTGATTTACAAACTTCTCAGGGCTTATCTGTTCACCAGCTTTTTCAAGGGATTCCTGCAATACAGCAGCCCTTGCACTTGCGCGGCCTTTTGGTGAAAGGTTTTTGTACAAAGCCCTAACATCGCTTGGCTTGGCACTGAACAGAAGTCTCTTAACGTCTTCAGGCGAAGCCTCGGCATTATTCAGCACGCTTTTCAAAGTGCCTTTTTTCAACTCACCAGCAAGCTTGGATAGTTCTTTGTTGGCAACCTTCCATTTGGTTACGTCCTGGGGTTTACCGCTTGCCGTTATAAATGCCTCCATGTCCTGCCTGAGAGGCCCATATATAGCCCTCAAGGCTTTGTCGCCCGTATCCTTTACATTTGTGAAGTTGTCGCCATCAAAGGCTTTACCAAGTGCCTTGCGAATGCTTTCAACCGCTACGAGGTCTTTATCGGCAAGTGCGGTTTTAAAATCTGTTAAAATGTTGACAACAGGCTTGTTTATATCAAGACCAATTGCATCAATTTTTGCTATCTGATCATCAATGGCAGCAATGGTTTTTTCAACAGGAACAGCGCCCGCATCTTCCAGACCATCAATAACACCGTTTTTTAGCTTGGACAGCTTGTCTATTTTAGCTGATCTGGTTTTCAAGAGATCGTCGGCAACATCATCAATTGCCCTAACCGTCAAGTCATCTGCATCAAAGTTTCTAAGTGTATCCTTGATTGCGTCAATTCTAGTGGCTTGCTGGGCTTCACGCACTTTTCCCGTTCCCGCAATGGGTATCATTTCGCCGGTACGCTGTAGCCACTTGGCAGCAAAGGTTTCAGGCGTGATAATGTCAGAGGTTAAAACCTTAACGCCGGTATCTTTTACCTGGTTAAACTCATCAGCAATTTTAGGGGTATTTGTTGGTTTAATGCTAGTCCTTGCCCCAGCTACACCACCAGCAAGGGCTGCCAATAGTTGCGCACCCTGACCACCTCCCGCTTCTGCCACAGTTTGTTGAGCCGCACCCGAACCAGCCGCACCAGAGAGTTGAGCCGCTGGCTGTGCTGCCATTATTTCAGCCGCCATGCGACCGCCACCCTCTGCAATTTTTGAGGCCGCTAACCGGGAAACACCAACCGAACCAGCACCGCCTACAACGGCCTTGGAAGCTGACTGCACCACTCGTTCCGTAGGGGTTTCGGCTTGTGGTAAGCCCAAATCATCAGCAGCTTGAGCGGCTGCATCACCAACACGACCAAACCGAAAATCCGTTGCAGGGCTAATCGCTAGATTTGTAATTGCGTTAACGGGGTCGGAAAACAATCCGACAAAGTTTGCGCCGCCTTCAATAACAGCCCGCCCCGTTAAACCTAATTGCCTGAGTAGCCTCTGGCCAATGGTGCGCTCTACCTGTTCATCTGACAAATCAGCAGACAAGGGCTCTGCTTGAATGCGAGACAGTTCAGCAGCCAAAGCTTTCGCAGCCTCAACATCACCGGCCTTATCAGCAGCTATTAATGCTTTTTTAAGCTCTTCAGGGGTTGCCATCGCCTGCCCCATATTTCAATAAAAGCGCCTCAATATCCGGCTCTTCAATTTCCTCTTCAACCCCCTCAGTGGGCATCAGTTGCTCAATCACCCCTGTTGTGTAATCAATAAAGCTTGTTCCTGATGGAATGGCCTTTTCGCCAATCAAGATGTCCCGCTTGGCCTCGCCAAGTGAACCAACACGCTCAACCCACTCCGAGCGATTACGGTTGTTGATCGCCTCGGCTCTTTGCAGGCGCTCCATTGTGCGCAGGAAGTTTGCAATAAGTTCGGGATTGTCCGTTTCTTCAGGGAATGCGCCTTGTGCAATCTCAATATCTTTGTCGGACGCAACACCAGGAGGCAGCATTTTAAGAACGGCAGAGTTTTTCATCCGCTTAAAGTCCAACCTCAAGCGAGAAATATTATCCTGATTACCAAAAATCTTTTTAATCTTTTCAGCCGCTGCCGCGCCTGAACCAGCGGACGTTATCTCCTGCTCAATTTCCCCGGCAAGCGTTCCATATTGTTCAGCAAGGTTTGCAGAGTTAATAGAGGCATCAACCGCGTCGTTTACAAGTTTTTTGCCCTGCTCGCCCAGCTTGGCATAATCGGAGCTTTCAGCAGCCAATTTCATCTTAATTTCAGCTGCTTCTAGCGCGACCTTTCCGGCTTCAGCATTGGTTTTTGCAATCATTGCCTCAGCTTTTTTGGCCTCCGCAACAGCTTTCGCGGTTTGTGCTGTGGTAAGCCCTAACGCTGCCGCTTTTTCTGATACCTTGGCAGGCTGTAGCTGTACTTTTCTTTGTTCTTCTCGAATATCCAGAACAGCCGCAACAGCATCTTTTCCGCCTGGTAGTGTGGCGAGTTGCGTTGCAAATGACAGAAACGCAGACTCAGGGTCGTTTTCTACAAGCTTGGCAATATCCCTAAACGCTTGAGCCTCTTGATCGTTGCCTGAGTTTTCAGTAGCTAAAGCCCTGCGCTCCAATAAATCCCCGGCGATCTCAGGCTTGCCCGCATTGATTGACGACAAGACCTGACTAGCAAATGATATTTGATTGCGTTGCTTTTCCTCGCCCATTGCCTGAAACCCGGCAAGCATGCCCTTCCGCATACTCTCTGGCAAAATAATGGAAGCCTCGAAAATATCTTCCGCAGTCCTGTTTTTATTGTTAACCAGATTTGAGATAATTCTTTGCTGGTTAGCCTCCGCTTCAGCAGCTCGTTTAGCTTCAATTTCCGCCTGCTTTTCCTGTAGCCGTCCAGCACGTAAGGCTTGGCTTGTGCCAAAACCCTGAATTACGGAATCAAACGGATCATTTTTTGCAAACCTATAATCTACCACGCTAAAACCCTCCAGCAATCAGGCCAACGCCCTTGCCTATTCCACTGATCAGATCAGATTGCGATTGACCCCTGGCAATGGCTCCGCTGCCTATCGCCTCGCCTTGTTGGCGCAATAGTTCAGCAATGCTTCCACCAGAATTAATACCAGCCGCGCCTACACCAGCGGCGGAGGCTTGACCGATTTGATTTAACCCGCCAAGTCGTCTGAACTGCTGATCAATGGTTTGATTTAACAAAGCTGGCCTGAATTGAGCTAAAGCGCCCTGAACATTACCGCCGCGCAATCCGCCAGTAGCAGAGGCGTTTTGTAAAATAGCGTCCTCGCCCTGCCGTGAAAGAGCCTGAAACTCAGCACCGCTTTCAATGGCGGATATGGCGTTCGCCTGCTCCTCTTCACCTAATAGCCCTAGCAGGGCTTGCGTGGCCTGAAGCGAACCCGTAACACCTTCACCGCCCGTTCCGGCTGCTACGTAGGGAGCTAGAATTTCCTCTTGGCGCAACCGAGCCGCTTCAACCGCAGCTATGCCAGCATCAGAACTGGCCACTTGAGCCTCCGTTGCCCGATCAATAGCTCTTGTTTCAGACCGAGAAGACAGCAAAGAGCTGCCAACGCTTACCGCCCCCAAAACTCCAGTTACCGGATCAGGCATTTGAAAACTCTTTCATATAATCTTCCAAACTTTCCCCGTAAAGGTCACAAACCATTGTTGAATGTTTTTCAGCAAATTCACGCCCCCGGCAAAGACCAACAACAAATAAAACCACGTCATAAAACCCAGCACGCCACATGAATGATTTTTCACTAGCGTTACCGGACACTTCTAACCTGTCGGACGCCTGCCATTTTAGGATTTGAGTTGAAAGAAGCGCGGAAAGCTGGAAGCTGTTGCGAACGTAAAAGGGGTTTTGGGGCATCTTGACAAACAAATCCCATATAACGCGGTCCAATACCGGGCGGGATACTGTGTCTTTATCGGCAAAGTCATCAAATAATTGAATGGCTGAGAACAGATCACACAGATAGTCAACAGCGTCAGCCGGAAGGCCAAAAACCTGTTCTAAATTATCTCTGATTGATTGTTCAGCTTGCGACATTTAACCACCATGAATAGGTTATGCCGCTGGGAGCAAATTACTCAGCTACCCAATTATTACGTTTTTCGTTACAAAAATCAAGTTATTTCTATACCGGACGCCATTATTGTTAAAGATGTTGCAGCACTAGCCAGTGTTGATATGTAATCACCAGTCAAAAGCGTGTGACCAACAAGCTCTGGACAGTTATATGTTTCATCGGGAGATATTGCCCTGGCATCAATAATTAAGTTGCTGCTTCCAGGCGATCCGCCGCTTGAAACCAGATTACAACTAAAATCAGCCGCGCTCGTTGACGTGTTTGTGACTGTGAACTTGCCGATCTTTGCCGTCGCGTTAGTGGCGGTGTATTGCGTGGCCTGCGAATTTGCAATTTGTGTCGGCGCTATAAGCTGTGTTGTTGTGGTTGTCATATCTATACAATCGTTGTGATTAATCCGCCCACCACCGTGACAGTTTTCCCGTCAACGGTGGTGAAATTGCCGCTTGCACCGCCCGCAGGGGCGGTGTTGGTGATGGTTTTCGTGGTGGTTCCTGTTATGCTTATGCCAGTTCCTGCCGCTAGATTAAGGTCTATCTGAATAGAGCCAGCCCCATTTATAGCGGTGGTTCCATTGCCGTTTGATATTGCCGCCGCCTCATACCGTGAATTGCTGTTGTTCCATATCAAAATATGGCCGTTAGCCGGTGATGGTGCATTAACATCATGCAATCTTGATACTGCCGCCCCTAGGTAGGGTTTTACATGCAGAATGCCGTCCGTAGCGTCTTGAACGGACACATAAGCAACAATAACTTTAAGCGTGGGGGCTGTAGGTCGCGTGTTGGTGAGTAATCCTGAAGTTGTAGCGTATAGTGCCGTTCCTGCCGTCCAAGATGACGTGTCAACACCAAAGACAATGCCGAACTTCGTTACATAACCCATTTCACCATTAGCTATGTCATCAGCGACAATCCCCAAGAGTTCATTGGAATGGTCAACCGCACTGCCGGGTGTGTAAAGGCTAATCCCAAAATATCCGTTACTGTTTGCCCCGTTAATGCCAACAACTTTACCGCGCTCAATTAAAGCGCCGCTATTGTTTTCAACGCGGTATTGTGACTTCTGCCCAAGTTGCAATATATTGTCATCTGTAAGGCTTAAATTAACCGTCCCGCTACCACTAGACCACTTGGCACGACGCGCCTTCATTTCTTGCGGGCCGTTGGGCGAAAAATCTATGTAATCGGCATCTAAGCTTGTTTGTTGCGCCTGCCCCTCTGACGCTGAAATCAGAGATGATATTTCATCTGGCAGCGTAACGGAGGCTTTTTGAAACAATTGCTCTAAAGCCCGAACAACACGAAAGTTTATCTTTCCGTTCCCATCGGAGGATATTTGTTCAATATCTTGACGTGTTGGAGTGGTAGGGTCAACCATTACGCTGCCAAAGCCTCGACTTGTATCTCAAGCCTTGCAATGCCCATTTGGCTTTCGCTGGTGCCGGTAAAACGCTGCATCCTGTAGTTTTGCATCATGCCTTGCTGAAACCACACCAAACGCGCAGCTCTATCGCCCTGAAGGCCAGTGGAAACACCAGCCCTCATGCTCCATGTTTCACCGTCTAGGGAGTATTCTGTCCATACGGTAGGGTTCACACCCAAAGCAGCCCGACCGGTCAAGGCAACAAGCTCTAGCTGGTGAAAGATAACCCCTCGACCCTCGTTGTATCCAATGATTGTCCCGAACTCCCAACCGTTCTCATTGCCGTAATGGCTGCCAATTGTGTCATCAAGATAACCATGACTTGTGCTTGTAGGATCGCCGACCAGCCATTTGTCATAGCACCATATATGATTAGTTGCCCTGTACTGGCCTTTCCCTGTTATACTTGTGGTGAGGGTAAACCAAACCGATTGGCCAAGCACCTGAGACGCAGAGGCGTCATAAACAAGGGTTTGATCTGGAAGATGTAACATTAGATGCTTGTGATTTTCGTAAACTCTGGTTTCCAGAAGAGAGGTCGCAAGCGTGCTTTCCGAATACTCCGATAATATTTGATCAATTTCCCTGGTTGATATTTTCCCGGTATTGGAACCAGACCCCAGCCAAATAGCAGGGGCTTCACGCCTGCCACCGCCTACAAACGCAACAGCATCAAGAAACACACAAGCGCAATTCTTTCCCAAAGTTCCGCGCTCTATTTGCGCGCCTTCAATTCTTTGAAACGGGAACAGGCTGCCGCCTATGTTTGTAAACACCTCAATGGTGTATCTATTAAGCGCATAGGCTTCGTCGTGTATCTTTAAAATTCTGTTGATCGGATCAGGGTCAACCTCTGAGCTGCCAAACTTTAGAGGATTAACTGCAAACGGGTCGTTCAGCTCAGTAACAACCAAGCTGGTGCCGTCCGTTGTCATGAAATACCCATCAATCCAAATGTGATCCAACACAGTGCCAAGGTCAGGGTCTACATTTTGTTGGATGGCTGACCCGTTGTATAGGTAAAGATTTCCCCCACCTGAGATTGACAGGTAATCGAATGAATTATGCATGGTCACTTGGTCTGTGCCTGCGATAGTGCCGATTGTGGTTGTGGTGCCGTCACTGGCGATAGAAACAAGGCTTGTTCCCATTACGCGGTAACAAGTGCCTTTCCAGTTGAATGCCCCTCTATCAATGCCAGGTCCAGTACCGTTCGAGACAATACCATCAGCCGGACGCAAATATCCGTTAGATATGCCCTGCTTTTTAGGCACCGGAATATAATTTCGAGGGTAAGACGTGCGAAAGTCCCCGGCCTCATCGGTGTATATTCCGTTAAGGATGGGAACTTGCATAAGTTAAACCGTGAATTTTTGGTACTGAAACGAAACCGTCATGTCATCGGCAGCCGCTGCAATAGCCGCGCTATCATAAAACCGCAGTGTTGCGCCGCCCTGTAGGTAAATGTCGGCAGGAATAGGGCTTTGCAATTCCCCGTTGACTACGCTTGTCTCGCGGATCAAGCCGCCCCAAAATGTATAGGTCACAGTCGCGCTTGCCGCTTGAACTGCCCCAGCGATGATAGTCGCCAGGGTATTGCCTGCGCTGTCGCTGATAACCAGCGTAACAACTCGGTCGCCAACCGTTGCATCTGTTGTAAGCACCACTTGGGCAAAGTTAAGCTTCCACAATTCATTACCGGGAACAGTGAAGGTTTTGTTGCTATCGTTTGTGGTTGCGTCAAATGTCGATCCGATAGGTGGCACATTAACCACACCGTCAGATTGATAGCTATCGGTTACTTTTTGAATGCCAGCCATATTAAATTCCTATGTTACGAGGGTCCAAATTCTTGTTGAGGCGTCAAACCGAACTCTAAAGGGTGTGTTTGCAGCCAAGGTATTAGGTGCGCCCGTAACGCTAACCGCGCCGTTTGCTGCCACAGTCAAGGCCGTTACCGCTTGGCTACTGATCACAAGAACCTCTTGATTGTCAGAAGCGTTCGCCACAGCGGGCAATGTTATGGTGCCAGCCGCATAAGCAGCGTCAGGCGTTAAAACCAGATAGACACTGTCGGGGCCGTCCGTGATTGCAACATTAAATCCAGTTGCATCGGGTGATGAGTATTGCCGGTTAAGACTTGCGGACCCTGTATTGAGCGGGTCAACCAAGGGAACATCGAGGGGTGTGCGCAGGAACGCGTCATCATAGTATCGCCAGCCCTTGTTGCCCTGCCCTGAAGGCGTTGTGTTTGGATACTGCATTTCTATAGGCTGCGCCATTGTGCGGATCATGGTGTTGTAGGCGCTTCGTCCGGCCTGTAGAACACCCGGCATTATTTGCTTGCCAAGGTCAGCGGCGATAATAGGGGCGAGGCTTAGATAAATGGCGGCGTTTGCCCATGTTGGCACGTTAGAAGCATCATCAAGGCTGCTTCCGCCCTGTGTAACTGGCGTAACATAGCCTAAGTTAATGCCCTTTTCAGACCACTGAGCCATCATTGAATCAAGATCAAAGAGAGCGTCTTGCAACTGCGAAGCTGTCAGGTTAGCGAATACACCACCAAGCCCCGACTTGCGAAACGCAGCCTTTACAAGTTCTCTCTTTGTCCAGCTCATTTATTCAGTTCCGCCTTGATTTTCTTCAAGAGCGTTGCGTCTTTTGTGTTCGAGCGAAACTTAATGCCAAGCTCTGTTGCCTTGGCTTCGATTTCAGCGCGGGTCGGTGGCGCGTTGTCTTCCTTTGAAGGTTTTTCCTTCTTAGGCTTGAGCGCTTCAGTGGTGGTTAGAAACCATCCATCAGACAAAGCGCCCTCAACAGCATCTTCATCGACAATGGTATAATCGAACTTGTCACCGTGGATTTTATGGGGTCCGGGGTGCTTATAGAGCATTACGGTCATGGGTATTCCTTACAGCCCCCAGCCGTAACCGGGGGCTTATTGGTTAAGTTTGGCTAAACTGCATGATACCGGCCATTTCAGGCTGGAGCATCGTTACACCAAAGTAGGTGTCCAAGCGGAACTTGGTTTTAGAGGTGTTGATGTCAAACTGCTTTTGGAAGACAAGCTCTAAACCTTGCTCAGACGTGGACCGCAGAACTTGCGCACCGGAATCGCTAGGCACGGCAAGACGGCCAGGCGTTAGCTCCATCGCGTCCTTATGCCAGAACGGATTCACAGAGGCTGTCACGGTGTTCAGGAATGTAATTGCCGCGCCGTTTGCGGGCGTTGCAGTCACGTTCTGGTATTGAGCCTCTGCATCAGTAGAACCACCATTGGAAATGATAGGCGGACTAATCTGCACTGTTCCAGAACCACCGGCACCAGTTACAATAGAGTGAATGCGGAAGGTCTTAGGCTGCCCTGTATCGCCTTTTGTAATGTGATGAACAGCGTTAACACCGGCAATGGTGAATGTATCGCCAACTTTGACCGTCCCGCCACCAACAGCAATGGTAATAGTCTGGTAACGATTGTCGACATTATTCGTGCCGTTTGCTGTGGTTACTGTAGATACCGGAGTATAATACTGGTTAGCACCGTTGATTGTTACGGTTGTTCCGGCAGCGGCAACAAGGCTATTTGCATAGTCCAGCTTGTGCGTATCAAAACCAGCAACCTCACCAACATATGACCGCTCATATGCGTTCGTTGGTTTGCCTGTCATGGTTTGGCGAGCGGCAAGATTTCCAGCCATGCTGTTATAGTCTCGGCTTGATAGGAACTGATAACGATCTTCCATGCTCACACCAAGTTCGTTCATCAATGCGTCAGCTTCCGCAATGTCATCATATCCGGTTGCGGCAGAACTTCGCTTAACAGCAATCGTTCCCTGATCAGCAGCCACACCCATAGTTGCGACGTTAATGTCAGAAGATAGTTTTTGTGCGGCTGAAGCGGCAATGCGGTTTTCTTGCAGGCCATCGCGCATTTCTTTGGAGTCCATTTCCCACGGAACCGACTTCAAAAAGCCGATAGTGGAAGGGACAGACAACTGCGTATTGTCGCCAAAGTTTCCGGTCTGATCCAAACCATCGAAAGATTGTGCGATGTACGGCTGCGGTCGCCAGTATTGGTCGCCGGTGCGTTCTGCGAGTTCGCTATCAATGTTGAATTTATTTACAACTCGTGACATTACGAGCTGATCGTTGAACTTCTCGACCTGTTCGTCGAAAAATACGATTTCCTCTTTGGAAAAAGCATTAGCCATTACGGCCTCCATTTGAATGAGTTTATAAGGATTTTCTTACGGACTCATCCAATTGGATTGGCAGGATGGCGGGCCTCAACGGCTGATTAGGTCAGCGAAACCATGTGTATATTACTATATTCGTAATTTTATTGCAACCAAAACATTATGCCGCGTTGCGCTTCTCTCTCATGTAAGCTTGAACCTTCGAGCGGTCGCCTGTCTTGGCCGCTTCTTCCTCCAACTTTTCAAGCATCCTGTCCTTGCCGCCTGATAGTGGGGCGCTTCCCGGTGTTAGTTTGCGCTCTGGTGCGGGTTTCTTTCGTGTGGTGGTTTTCATAGTCATTTCCATTCGTACAGTCTCAGCTACAAATTCAACCGGATCAGTGATCGCGGCAAGGGCGGCTAGTTTCTCAGGGTGGCTGCCAAGCGCGTACATCACAGTCTCTGAAGACTTCGCGGCGCTAACAATTAATCCCTGCTGCACATCACTAAGGGCATCAGCAGCGATAGCCTCCATTTCGTCAAAGTCTTTGACCGGCATCTTTGCCTTGCGTTCGTTGTAAGCGTTGAGCTTGGCCTGATAGGTTTCCTGCTGTGCGTTCTTTGCCTTCTCAGCCTGGGCTTTCTTGTTGTCAATGTCCCGCTTTTCATCAACCCATTTATCATAGGCTGCCTCGAACTTGTCGGGATCATAATCGAAGTCTTCAAGCTTGGGCTTGGGGCTTGGCTCAATAACCTCTTCGCCGACGACTTTTTTCTTGAGTTCCTTGTTTTCTTTTTTCAGCTCAGAATATTCACGGCGCAACTCCTTAACCCAATCGGGCGCGGCCTGTTTTTCCTCCGGCTCTTCATCGCCGATTAGGACAATGGTTTCCTCTTCTTCACCTTCCTCTTCGCCTTCCGATTCATCATCAAGGTTGTCATTTTCTGCGGTATCTTCCGCTTCAACTTCCTCGACTTCTTCAACTTCTGTTTCAACTTCTTGGTCTTCAAGCGACATTTGTGCCTCCGTCTGTCTCGCTGATAGGGCCAGCGGTTCCCTCTAGTAATTCCATTTTCTTCTCAAATACCTGTTGGTCTTTCAGGTCCACGTCAGCCAAGATTTCCACAGTCTCAGCCTTCGTCTTATCAGTTTTAGCTATTGACTGCGCCGTGTCTGCTTCTGCCTTGGCAGCATCGGCCAGATTTTTCTCTGCCTCGGACTGCAAGAACTCAGCGTTAGGATCAGGTTCAACATTGGCCGCAGCTTCATCAATCTCTTTCTGTTCCTCTTGCGTCGGCTCAACAGCGCCCATTCTCAAAAGCTTATTGCGCCAGAACTGTTTGGTTTCCTCAACGCCTTCGCCTTCAAGGTTCATCATCAACAGTGCGTCAATAACTTGAATGGTTTCAGGGTCCGTAGTGAATTGCTTCATGGCTAGCAGTTGTTTGTTAAGGGCGCTGTGCTTGCTTTCAGAAGACGGACCTACCGAAACATTCACATCAAACGAAGCCTCGGTTAGATCGTTGCGCTTCACCTCTTTGCCATCGACATCAATAAACACTTGGCCTATCTCGATGGAACTAACATCATTCTTCACGCCGATGGATTTCATCTTGCGGCCCTCATCAACGTAAAGCTCGCGTGCCATGCTCAACCACACCTCACCGCAACGCTTGAATGACTTGGCCATGTTGGAAATATACATGAACGATTGCATATCGAGACGGGTTTGGATTTGCTCAATCGCTTCGCCGCTGATGTTGGAAACAATCTCATCACCGCCCTCATTGCCGAGTATTTCCCGCAAGTCGTTAGCTACGATCTGCATAATTGCGCCAAGCGCCGGAGGTATGTTTGGTGAGCGTGTATAGTTTAAGGCTGTTAGCGGAACTTCATTTCCCTGCCCGTCTTCCGTTGGGTTAATCAATAAGTACGGGTTGTTTGTGATATTGTCTTCAGCCCAGGTTTTTTCGTTACCAAGGATTTGACCCGGTGTAAGGATAGGCTTTTCCGTAGCTGAAAGCGCTGCAATCTCAGCAAGCTTTGATACTTGCATGTTCTGCAAACGGGTCGGGTCTTTGGCCAGCCTTACGTGGCCTTGGCAGCGCTCAATGTTGTCGATGTACCATCGCTTGCCGTAAAACGGGATGATCGGGATACACTTTCCAGCAATGAAACCGCAGTCTTCAAGAATGCCAGCGCCGGACATGATATACTTGTGAACCTTGCGGGTTTTAACGCGCTTGGTTTTCTCTAGCGTAATACCCTGGATAAGCAATTCATCTTCGCCGCCTGCATCTTCCAGGCTTTTTGCCGTGTGCCTTATTTCCTCGTCGGTCAGAGAAGTGAAGATGTAAACAGTTTCAGTCTTTTCCTCGACCTTGTAATACTCAGCCACATAAACAGTCGGTCCGTCTGTCCAGTCAAACTCTTTGCTCTCGATTTCCTTTGGCCACGATGCAGGGTCTTGACCCCATTCTTCCTTGAAAGCCTCAACGGTAGTGGATGACAGAACAAAACAATACTTAGCATCGGACTTGTCCTGTTTCTTCGCATCAAGGTCAAAGAACACGCAACTATCAGCATCATATATCGGCTCGAACCTAATGCGCTGGTAATCGTCTTCGTCGTTATATTCATCCTCATACTCGGAGATTAAACGCCAAGCACCAAAACCCCCCGCTGTTCCCTCTTCAAACGCATTGTCGGTTGCGTCTTCCGCATTGCTGTCTTGTGCATCGGCCCTAAACAGCCCATCACAAACAGAGGCCAAGTCTTCTTTCTCGCTACCGTCCTTGTTGGTGAAGTCTACCGTTATACGGTTGTTGCGGTAATCGTTGTAAATGCGAATAAGCGACCGCATGATCTTGTTAATCTCGATCTTAGGTTTGTTCTCGAACTGATCACCAAGCCTTCCTTCCCACATAGCGCCGGGAACAGAGACAAACCGCCGATCCTCCAAACACTGCTGTCGCACGTCTCGAACTGATGATTGAATGCAATTGAAGTTACTTCGCGCATCCTCATAAACATCTGCTAACCGCTTTTCTTTTGTCTGTGCCATATCAGTTCCAATTATGTTTAATGGGGATCACGGTTGCTTTTTTAGGCTCGCGCTTGGAAACCATGCTTGGGAATAGTTCAGTCAAACCC